GGGAAAATTCAGTCGTTACTTTACCAACGGCACGCATGCGGGGTTTCATAATTGCGCCGTACCTCAAGTCTAAAGACCGGATAACCGAAATAACTAACAAAGTCGGACCAGAAGAATCCACACGTATGGCTTCAGAAAGCATTGCCACAGTTGCGATGCTCTCGCTGGCCGTGAGCTGGGTGAAGTGGACTTACCTTGACTATTCCACGCACTCGAAACTGTTCGATCCGGAGGAACTCACGGAGTCCATGACTCTGCTAAGGCGCATGGACGATGTCGTTCCAATCTGGCCGATGGTCCAGAAGTGGTTGAACGGTCTCGGTTACCCAGGTTCGATCGGGCGGTTTCTCGGCCGCGTCTCCTGTGGCACGACTGTGCACGGCTATGTTGATACCATCGGCACGCATATGGCAACCTGGTCTGGCGAATTGCTGTCTATTCTACCAATTCTGCCGGCGGGCGGGGGCGCTCAAGGATGGGTCAGCCCAGCACCCATACCAACGAGTCTTGCCGAAGCAGAGCAGGTCATTATGGGTGTAGAGTTGCCCGCGGCCGAACGCAACCGTGTGTTGGTATCTTTGGATGAGGTCGCACCCATAGATTTCATATGGTACCGCCAATCACGAACGTCCCGTGATGCGACAACAACAGCGGCCAAAGTGACACCGCGACTATACAACCAGTGTGCGGTGGATCTTCCACGACTGGCTGTGACAGATAAGAACGGCGATCGCTGGCGGGTCGCATTCCGGATACCAACCATGTCTATAGGCACAGCGAGCGAGCCACTACACGATCGCTTCAACCTAACATGGTATGTAACCTCAAAACGCAACGCGATTGGCAAGTATAAGGCCATGCGCGGCACAGTCAACGACACACTAACCACGACGTGTATCCACTCGGAGCCACCATCCACCGACATCCTCGAAGATCTTAAGTTCGAAAAATACTTGATAAAGTTAGCGCAGGACCACACGCTGCGCAACCCGCCCAACAGTCGCATTGAGCAATTGGAACGCGGCAGTGGGGCGATTGGTGTCCCGGGACCAAGCGCAACCACCGTGGAGCGCAAGCGCGCACCACAGCCCACAGCCGAACCCCACGCCATCGCCGATGCATCAGCGATGCCAGACCGAAGTACCCCCGAAGGTAAGCTTGAGCATCTACTTGCGGGATGGACACGCAAACCGACGCAATTCTGGACGCGAGCCGGTGAGGACATATCCAACGAAGAGCGGCACTTCACGGATTTCCAATATCGGTTCTGGCGTAAGGGTGGTGTCAGTCGCGCCAACGCGCAGAAAGAGGTACTGTGTTTGTGGGCATTTGTCAACACAATTGAATTTTATGACATGGTCGTGGATATGGGCGAGAATGTATTAGCCGGCTGGCCACTCGGTCCGGACGAAACACTGATCAAGCGCATCGCCCGTGCGTTACCATTACCATTGAGGCAATGTGAAGAGCTGCAACAGTCTTATCAGTTCTGTACGTCCAAAGATGCAGCAAACGTCATAACGGAGCAATTTGCAACCATGGCTGCCTTTCGTAAACAGGCCGGGCTACCAGCGGATTATACATCTCTCAACATAGAAGACACCCTGGTGACGATCCTTGAGCGCTTGCGCATACAGGCCGATCTGCGCGACCGTGCTGGCACTGGGGCGGTGGATGGTGGTAATGATGGCGATGACGCTGATGATGCACATGGCGAGGGGAATGATGACGGTCTGCCTGAGCCTGGTGATGGTGATGAATGGGGTGCGGCCGGCCCAATGACTAAGCAGCCACATACAGGCACGCTAGGGCGTCCAGACCATCGTGCTCGAGACAAAAGAGAAGCTAGCGAGCGTGAGCTGGAAGTAGAGAATTGGTACGATGAAGCAGCCGCAAACATAACGTCCGGGAGTGTGGCAGACTACGATGTCATGCGGGAGAAGATGTTGCACGAGGCAGGGCGCGAGAAAACGACATTTGCACCTGAGGTTCGTCAGGAAATAATCGATCTCCTCGTGCGCCATCACTGGTCACCCGACCAAGAGCGGAGTTTCATGCGAATGTTGGACCGCGCCTATCTAATGCTGCCAGAGGCATTGGCGAACGAGGGACCAGACAGACTGCTCGACAACACAAACGCACCAACACCCAGCGAAATCGGCGGGCAGGCGAAGATCTTGCGCCAACAAGCGGTGAGCACGCTTGGCGCATTTAGTGTTGCGAAAA